TTACATTTTACACAACTTGTAGTTAACACCCCTTTATTAAACTACTATATTCTATTTACTCCTTACCTTATGACTCTAATTCTATAATCTAAAGGGAAGAGTTAAAGTATAAAAAGTAAAGAGTAATACTTAATTATTATTCGTACATAGGTGGTTACCAGATCACGTGGGTAAGGTCAGTTCAGTAAGGTTATAGCGTACTGATGGGTTTACTATTACATTTAACCGACGAATCGCCGAGGGTTGCTGATTGACGCCGCGTTGACGGCGCGCTAACGTCAGCGCCATGGATACGTGCGCTCTCGATACGCGGCTGTGGGACCTGGATTGTGATTCTGCAGGCAACTGGCGTACCGTGGGCGACGCTACCGGCAGCGGCAACAGTCCCACTGGGCCCGGCATGCGCCTTGCGCAGGACGCCGCGACGCGGTGCCTCAGCTTCGCCGGTGAGGTGTACTACGACACGACGCAGGGCGTCGGTTACACGCAGATCCTCGGCGGGCCGCCGAACATGGCCGTGGTCAACAACGCTTACCAGTCCGAGGCACTCAAGGTGCCCGGTGCCGCGCAAGCCCTGTCCAACCTCACGTTCACCGCCGGCAGCCAACGCAAGGTCACCGGCGCACTCACCGTGACCGACATCACCGGCAATGGCGGCGTCGTCGCGGTATGAGCTACCAGATCATCCCGCTACCGGTCCAGGCCAACTGCGCGCTCTCGGCGGTGCTGGACGGCCTCGACGCGCAAATCGTGCTCACGACGACCGACTACGGGCTGTTTGCCGACGTGGTCTACAACGGTATCCCGGTCAGCAGCGGCCGGCTGTGTCTGGACCGGGTCGACATCAACCCGAACCGCTACAACGGCATGCCGCAAGCGCTGTTCTTTGCCGACTTGCAAGGCACCACCGATCCGGTGTGGAGCGGCTTCAACACGCGCTACGCGCTCTGCTACGGCGAACCCGCCACCAACGGTGGGACGACGACCGCGTGAGCCACCACGGCCCGCACAGAGCGGCTCAGGAGCATTCCGTACTAGCAGCGGGCGGCTGACGTGCATGCTCAAGTCGCTCACCGTGACCCTCATCGGCGCCGATCGTGGTACGGCCATCACACTGACCGAGCTGTCCGCGATGGACGCCGACCGACACGCACGCACCGCGCTGGCCGCTATCGGCGAGGCACCCGATGGCGGCATTGTCGACCTGGCGCTGGTCCATCTCGAACGCGTGCGCGCGCTCGGCCCGCGCGGCCTGGCGCTGCTGCAGCCGTTCCTCGGTGAGGCGCAGCATCAGGCGCTAAACGACTGGCGCAGCGTGCGCCAGCTGCAGAATGCCGCGCTACTGTTGCACGTCGGGTTCCTCACGACCCGGGCGCCGATCGAGGTGCCGGTGCGCATCCAGGCATTGATGATCGAACGCGCCGGCGACGTACAGACCGCCTCATTCTGCTGCGCCCAAATAGCCACCGTGCTACTCTCCGGCAAAGCCACGTACCGCGAGGTCGAGACGGTGCTTTCGACCGAGGACGTGTACAACATCGTCGAGCTGCTCAACCTTGACGCGCTTCGTCGTCTGCTGGACGCCGAACGCCCGCCAAAACGCTAACCGTACCACCAGGGACCGCCAACCCATGACCGACGCACACGCACTGACCGACGTTTACGGCCTCGGCCGCGACACGGGCAAAACCTATCGCATCGCGCGTATCGACGCGCTCACCGTCGCCGGTTACGTGTTGCGACTGGTCGCCGCGCTGCGGGTAGACTCCTACGAGGGGCTACTGGCCGAGATTCAGTCCAGTGTCGAGAAACAGGAAGCGCCGATCGACACGATCATGACCGTGCTGCAGGGGTGTGACCCCGTCGCCATTCACGGCCTGATCAAGGATCTGCTCACCCACGTGCTGATCAGCCCCGACCCGCAGCACCCGAGCGCCAACCGCGCCATGCAGGGCAACGAGATTGAGGACATCAAGACACTCGGCGCCATCCTGATGACGCTGTCCTCGCTCTATTTCGGCCCCGCAGGCTAACCGGTGTCCGTGCCGGCCGACGCGATCAGCCTGCCCACGCTGCCCACGGTGGTGGCGCTCAACGCGCTGTCGCTGGTAGCCTCGGCGCTGCCCTCGCTCAACCCGCCGACACCCATCTACGCCATCGTGGCCAGCGACACGTTCATCCCGCTGACGCTGCCCGACTCGTGGGGCGAGTTTTCCTACCGCTACGAGACGGCACTTAGCGACTACCCGCAGGAGCAGGGCGCCTTCCAGCCGTACAACAAAGTGACCCGGCCAGTCGGCCTCACCGCGACGCTGATCAAGACCGGCAGCGACCTGGCCCGTCTGACGTGGCTACTAGCCATCCAGCAGCAGGAAAGCCAGAACCCGACGCAGCTGTACACGCTGATCAGCCCGCAGGGCATTTACACCGACTACGTGATCGAGGGCATCGCCTATAACACCCGCAAGGAACGCGGTTCGAACATGCTGTATCTGGAAATCGCCTTTCTGCAGATTCCGCAGATCATCTCGACCGACGGCTCGTTTGCCAACACGCTGGCGCCCAAAAGCTCCCCGGTCGCGCAGGTGGGCCGCGTGTTCACGCAGGGTGCCACGATGGCGCAGACGGGTCTGATCAACGCCAGCAGCGTCATCACCGGGGGTTGAGCCATGGCTAACGAACAGGTCGTCGACGAGCTCGTCGTCAAGCTTACCCTCGATGACAGCCAGTACAAGCAGGCCGACAAGGCAAAAAACAAGCTCATCGACGGCACCGAAAAAAAAGAGCGCAGTGCCGACGCTGCGCGCGACAAGCGCAACAAGAACCGCAAAAAAAGCGACGTCGATGAAAAGCGCTCCGAGGGCGACCGGCAGAAGCGGCTGGGCCAGACGGAGAAAGCGGTCAAGCAGCTCGGTTCGACGCTCAAGGTATTCGCGCTGACGACCGCGGCCGTGTTCGGCATCGGTGCAGGTGTCGGCGGCATCGTAAACGCGATTACCAACCTGGCCGGCTTCGAGACGGGGCTGCGTCGCGCGGCGGTGAGCACCGGCATGTCCAATCGCGAAATGCAGGCATGGGGGGCGACGGCCAAGCGCCTGGGTGCCGACGCCGATAGCGGCGCGGCCGCGATCGCGGCGCTCGCACGGGAACAGAAGCAGTTCAACATCACCGGCGCCGGGCCGACCATGCAGGCGCTGCAGCGCATGGGCGTCAACATCACCCCGAACACCAAGCCCGAGGATGCGTTAGAGCAGGCGCAGGCGATCTACAAGCGTGCGCCACCGGCACAACAGCAGCAGATGGAAGCGCAACTGTCCGCGCAGGGCGTCAGCGACGACTTGATCGTGATGATCAAGCAGGGAACCGACGTTCTCGAAACGTACAACCGATCGTTGGCCGACTCGACCGAGGAAAACAAAGCCTCGATGGCGGCGCTTAACGACGCGTTTACCTCGCTTAAGCAAGCGTCCATCGCGCTGGGCGGCGTGCTGGCGACGGTCGCGACGCCCTACATCAAGGAATTCGGTGACTGGGTACACAGCATCGCCAGCGACCCGCACCAGATTGACGCGTGGATATCCAAGACGTCCGCCGCATTCACCGAGTTGGTCAAGGATGCCGGCATACTGGCCGACGGCATGAAAGCCGCGTGGGCGACGGTCAACGACATTGCGCACCCGGTGAACCAGGCGAGCCACGCCGTGGCGGGGTTCTTCGCAGGGACGGCGAATAGCATCCACGCGGCCAACCCCGACAATAAGGGCACACCGGGCGCGTTGATGCTGCGTCGCATGCTGCATAGCATGGGTATCGGTGATAATCCCGATATCAACGGCTTGAGCGCACCGCGCAGTAGCTACGCTGACAGTTTGACCGATACGCCCGTCGCGCCTGGCAGTGGAAACGCGCCTGGCAGCACAGGCTCTGTCTCGGTATCGGACTTCGCGCAGATGCTGACGCAACGCGGCATGACCCCGGCGCAGGCCGCGGCCGCTGCGGCCAACGCAGCGCGCGAAGCGGGCGATGGTCACGGCGGCATCAATCCGGCAGCACTGAACCCTAGTGGCGGCGCGTCGGGCGTTTTCCAGTGGCTCGGGCCACGCAAGGATGCGTTCCATGCACAGTACGGTGTTGATCCGAACCAGGCGCCGTTGTCGCAGCAGCTCGACTTCCTGTTCAACAACCCGGCCGAGAAAGCCCGCATGCAGAAAGCGTTCGCCGGTGGCGGCGATGCGCAGGCGCTGGGCACGCGTTGGTCGCAGCTGTTCGAGGCGCACGGCAACCAGGCTGAAGACATCAAGCGCGGCCAGCTCGCCGGGCAGCTCGCTGGTGGACCGAACGCACCCAGCGGCACGCCAACCGACGCGACGACGCAGATCAACTTGAACGGTCCTATCACGGTCAAGGCCGATAATCCCGGCGACTTCGTGTCCGGCATCACGCGCATCGCGTCCGTGCAGAACTACCAATCGGCGAACCGATAAAGGATCACTATGAACGCCAACCCTTTTTTTAATATCCCACGCGTGAATGAAGTCACCAAGCAGACGCCGTGCGGGACGTATCTAATCACACGGGACGCCGAACCCAACGCCGTGCAGATTATGCGTGTGTGCAATAGTCTCGACGGGGCGAATCGTTTGACGCACCGCGAACTGCGGAAAATACAAGAACAAGGGTTTGTACTGCGCAGCGAGGATTATCTTGATGTCGATTCGAATCCGGTGCTAATCGACAAAACGTACTACAGCGCGATTTTTGACCACGTACGATGACTGGCGCGGCCTTTCCCGATCGCATCCTGCAGGTCGTCGTGAGCGTCGACCGCCCCGATACGTCCGCCGGCGCGGCGCCCGGGGCGACGAAGACCACGACCTACACCTGGCAGCTCAACCGCATACGCGTGTCCATCCGCTACGGCGGGGCGCAGTTCGGCAACGCGCACATCACCGTGTATGGCGTGCCGCTGCAGGACATGAACAACATCGCCCGGTTGTGGCTGGAAACGATGACGCCGCAGACCACCGACAGCGTGACGGTCAACGTGTGGAATGGCCAATCCTTTTCCCCGCTGTTCTACGGCACGATCACGTGGTCGTCGGTGGACGCCTCGGCCATGCCGGCGGTCGCGCTGGTCCTCGACGCCAACTCCGGGTTCAAGGCGGCCAGCACGCCCGCGGCACCGTACGCCAGTAGTGGGCCGGTATCGCTCAAGGACGCGCTTACCACGATCGCCACGCAGGCCGGTTACACGGTGAATTACGCGGCCAGCGCGCCGAACTACATGGTGACTACGCGCGTGACGGGCTCGGCGCTCGACCAGATCGCCGCGCTGATGCGCCACTTCCCGGATTTAACGTGGGTGCCAGTACAGCAACAGATCCTCGTGCGCGCCGCGCTTGCGCCGCAATTCACCGATCCGGTGCGCATCGCGGTCGATACCGGCATGCAGGGCGCCCCGGTGTATTCCACCAGCGGCCTGCAGATCGCGACGCTGTTCAATCCGTTGATCATTCCCGGTACGGCGCTCAACGTCGTCACGGCTTTCGACTTCGTCAACCGGACGCAATGGGTCGCGCACGTGCTCGCGCACGAGCTCGACGCCAACATGCCCGGCGGCCAGTGGACCACCAGCATCGCCGCCAACGCGTTCGGCGCCAACGGGAACAACAATGGCAACGCCCCCGCCGTCTAAATACAATCCCGAATTCGCCGCGCAGTTCGACAAGGACCAGGCGCTCGATTACGTGATCCGCAAGCTGCTGCGCGGCATGCACACGGCCGATCTGGTGCAGGTGCTGGCCGTCACCACCGGCACCACGGCGGTCGGCTTTCTGACGGTCCAGCCCGTCGTGCTGGATCAGGACACCAACGGCTACGTGCTGACGCAGACACCGATCTACAACGTGCCGTTCATGCGCTACCAGTCCGGCGCCTCGGCGATCTTTATGGACCCGGACAAGGGCGACGTCGGGCTGTGTCTGTTCACCGAGCGCGACACGTCCGGTGCCAAGGCGCGGGCTATCGCCGGTCAGCCATTGCCGGGCGCCA